GGTGTTGGCTCTATTGGCTCGTTCACCTGGTATGTGAAAAACCACATATATAGTTGGTTGTTTGTGTTCGTTTTTGTGGTTTGAAGGCCAGGAGTACTAGTATTACCTCCTGGCTCTGATTGGCTCATTTATATATCCATATATTTTATTTTGCCAATTTAAACGCACTTTGAAAACTTGAAAAGGCGGTTTTGAAAAAAAATTTACGCTGTCAGTTTTTTTTCTTTGTTTATATTTAAATGCCATATATTCCTCGTCGTGTTTATGTTCCTTCAAGACGTGTTTATTCTCCTTACAAGCCTAGAACCTATGCGCGTAAAAACTATGTTCGAAAATCTTATTTTCCAAAACGACGATTCTAAAAATTTAAAATCTAGGTTTAAATTAAATGCCACTCTCTACTCGAGCTTACTTAAAAAAACTTAACCGTGAGGTTAATAGAATACAGGATGCTATTATGCCTGTCGAAACCAAATATTATCAAGAGGCTCAATCTGGTTTTGTAAATTCTGGTGTTGGTTCTGCTTCTACATTTGCTTCTGTAGAACCTTTTCCTATATGGGCTGAATTACCTGTTGGCGACGGTCAAGGTGAACGCGTCGGTGATGCTATCAAGCAGCAAAACATGTCTGTTCGTGGCACCATTGAAATCAATTCTACCGATAATCAAATGTCCGCTATTGTTCGGTCTATTTTCTTTAATGTTCCTGATGATTCTATGACTGTTGAAGCTACTGGTGCTGGTTGGGTTAATATTGCTGCTGGTGCTGGTCAACGTCAATATTTCGATTTTGCTGGTCCTTTACAACCTAAATCTCTTTCTACTCGATATCTTAGTAATGTTATTTCTGATAAAGTTTATGCCTTATCTACTACTGGTAGTCGTATCGTTCATATTGAAGATGTATATCATATGAATAATGTTATTCGTTGGGATCCTAATGTTGCTGATGGTTATCCAAATCAAAATGCTCTTTATCATCTTATGACTTGTAATATTAATTCTACTAATACTTCTATTTTACCTGAGATCAATTTTACTTATTATGGTTCTTATACTGATGTTTAATTTGCTTATATTTGTTTATATTCCTTTGAATATATGTATAATAATCTTATACATATATAACTGTCTTACTGTCTTATTTAGACTCAGGGTGCGCGCCCGGGCACCAGAGGCGTCCGCGGAACGCGGACTTCCCTGGCCTCTGGTAGGGCGCATTTATGTCGGAAGGGTCTTACAGATTTCTTATATCCCATCTATCTTTACTTAATTTGCTTTGATCTGGTTCCCAATTACTGAATACCACTACATGAGGATTGTTGAATAATTTTCTTTTGCTTTCATATTTAGGACTGAATACAAGTCCATTTTTAATCTGTTCAAGTATATCATAATTAAAGTGTCCTTCAATACTTCTACTTAAATCTATAATAACTATACCACAGTCTTCTGGTATCATATATGCTACATCTGCACTTTTTCCATTGTTTAATACACATGCATTATATTTCATTAACATGTATTTACTGAATTTTGTTTTTCCTTGACCTCCTATCTTATCAACAAACCATATAATTTTTCTTCCATCTGGTATTGTTTCTATTAAATCATTTTCAAGATTAGCTTGCCATTCATGTTCTAATATAGGTAGTGTAATAAATATACTATTTTCACTCCATGGTCCATCAACTCTTGTTTCTTTTTTACTGCAATATGTATAACTTGCAAATCTATTTTTCATTGGTTCTATGTGTGCTGATGACATTAAATTTTTGACTGTATTGAATCTTTCTTTTTGTTTTAGACTGAACCATCCTTGGTAATGTAATTGTCCTGTACTTGCTTTTTCTAATTGGAAACCAAATTTTTTACTGAATTCTTTTAAAGTTTTAGATAATTCTTCTGGTGTTGGCTCTATTGGCTCGTTCACCTGGTATGTGAAAAACCACATATATAGTTGGTTGTTTGTGTTCGTTTTTGTGGTTTGAAGGCCAGGAGTACTAGTATTACCTCCTGGCTCTGATT